GAGATTAAAAATCCACATAAACTATTTTGGATATACGTTTGCGATAATTGTAATCACGCAGGTATATTTAAGCCTAATAAGAGAATGTTCGAACTTATATTAGGTGCAAGGATCGATATAGATTTATTTCTACAAGAAATTAACAGCGACAAGCAAAGGATATTAGAGCTTGATAATGGTAAGTGGTATCTTACTAAGTTTATTGAGTTCCAATACGGAGGTAAGCTAAACGAAAACAATAGAGTACACAAGTCTATCCTGGAGATACTTATTGAAAACAATATTACTTATAACGATAAAGATGTAGTCTTATCTATAGAAGATAAACCAAAACAAGTACAACAACGTAAACCTAGCTCCACCGATGAAGTTATAGCCTACTTCAAACTAAAAGGTAGCACAAAGAACGAAGGTGAAAAGTTTTACTACTTCTACGAATCAAAAGGTTGGAATGTTGGTAAATCTAAAATGAAAGATTGGAAGTCGGCAGCTTCAGGGTGGTTAGCTAGGAAAAAACAAAACAAACCTGATTCTGATTACTTAGGTGGTCAACTTAAACAAATGAAGGGATAATGGCTTCTTATAGAATTACCTCGAAACAAGAGGTAAACGACTATTGTAAGAAGATATACGCTAAGGGCTATTCTAAGGGACTTACTACGGGAATACCTCCGTTAGACTCTCATTACACTTTTCGTAAAGGAGAACTTACTATAATGACTGGGTTTGCAAATATAGGTAAGACAACCTCACAACTTTTTCTTATGATAATGTCAGCTAAGTTGTACGGATATAAGTGGCTTATGTATTGTCCTGAGAACGAACCTGTGGGTGACCTTATGATAGATATAGCTGAGATGTATTGTGGTAAGACAGCCGACAAAGACTTTAACGATAGAGTAAATCAGGTTGATTATATGAACGCTATTAATTGGGCTTACGAACACTTTACGGTGCTTACCTTCGATGAAACTCCAACCGTAGAAGATGTGTTAGGAGCGTTTCAAGACTATATGCAAGTGACACCTGTCGATGGTGTGTCCTTAGACCCTCTTAACGATTTAAAAGCAGCAGAGAAGCAATCTAAGTACGAATACTACTACGATGCTTTAAGTAACATCAGAAGGTTTATTAAGAAGAACAAAGTTATGTTCTACCTTGTGGTGCATCCAGGAACAGCAGCGAACCGAAGAAGGAACGAAGATGGTACTCGACCTGCCCCAAATATGAGCGATGTAGAGTTTGGTTCTATGTTTGGAAACAGGGCGGATAACTTTATTGTGTTTCATCGTAACCCACAATCGGAGCAATGGAATCAAACTGAGGTCCATATACAAAAGGTAAAGTTTCAGAAGTTAGTCGGAGTACCTACACCCGAAACAAGTCCAATCGCTTTGTATTATAATTATGCGACTCGAAGGTTTAGGTATTTAAACGAGAACGGTAGTCCGTTTGATCCGATAGCTATGGTAGATAATAAAGTAAGAACTAACAACGTATTTTAAAAGTTATGAAAATCTTAGAACTATTTGCAGGGTCAAGAAGCGTTGGTAAAATTGCAGAAGAAAGAGGTCACGAAGTCTTTAGTGTCGATTTAAAAGATTTTGAAGGTATAAGTTTAGCTAAAGATATTGAGGATTTAATACCTTCTGATATACCTTTTAAACCTGATATGATTTGGGCTAGTCCGCCTTGTACTACTTACTCTATGGCAGCAATAAGTCACCATAGACCTACTGGTAAAAATAAATCAGATTTTGCTTTCAAGAGTGATAACTTGGTTAGGAATACTTTAAAGATAATTAACTATTTTGATTGTATTTATTACATAGAAAACCCAAGAGCAACATTAAGAAAACAACCTTTTATGCAAGGAATACCAAGAACAACTATTTGGTATTGTACATATGGAGCAATAACAGCTAAACCAACCGACATTTGGACTAATAATATTTATTCTATATTTAATCAAACAGGTTGGCAACCAAGACCTGAATGTTTTAACGGTAATAAAAACTGTCACCACGAAGCAGCTCCAAGAGGTAGTCGTACTGGTGTACAAGGTATCAAGGGGAATTACAATAGGTCTAAAATACCTTATGAATTATGTAAAGAAATAATTATAGCAACAGAAAATAAGATATTATGCCCGATGAATTAACTATAAAAGCAATTAACCTGTTGCGAGAACAAGACCCTAACCTTGACGAGATTCAAAGTATGGATAAGTTTATTGCACACCAAGGCGAGGTTGTAAAGATGAGAGAGCAATACGTAGAGTACGCTAATCATCCCCAAGCCGAAACGCTAAGAAAGAGGTTAAGCGTATTAGAGGATAGTGCGGTTGCATTTACTTGGATTTATACGATGATGATGTCTTATAAAAGAGAAGCGGTCTTAGCCAGGGCGAACGAGTTTGAGATGGCTAATGCGGTGATTGAGTTGAAGGAAGAGTTAAACATACTAAATAAACTCAATAGCGATGACTAAAAAAGAATACGAAGTATTAGACAGGTGGGCGGATCGTTACGATGTAACCTACAAACCAACGGATAGTGACACATCGTTTTGGGACTTTACTTACAAGCGAAACGATAAGAAGTATTATTGTGAGATGAAGCAACGTAACTTTACCTTGGACTATGCGATGGAGAAGTACACCGAGGGGTTATTATTAGAAGCTCACAAGTACGAACGCATTTTACGTAGGACCAAGAACGAGAAGTCCGCACAAGGTCTATACTTTAACTTTTTTAGTGACGATAAAGCGTTAGTATTTAACCTTAACAAAATAAAAATAGATAAGTGGATATGGCGAACGATGCCTGAATCTACTGAATTTACAAAAAGAAAATTTGTTTACAAATATGTTACGTTTCTTGACTATGATAAAGGAAAATTGTTTTATATTTGAGTATTCTGCTATTCTTTCATCATTATAGCGTTTTTAGTTTCTAGGTAGAAAAGGGTTTAATCTTAATTGGTTATTCCCTTTTTTTTATTTACATTTATTGAAACTAAAAACTAAAAGTTATGAATGAAGAGATTGCAAGATTATTAAAGCAGAACGCATCTAACGTAGCCAATTCGGGTACAGGTAGTCGATTAGATATAGGCGATGATAAGGCAGTAGCTAGAGCCTGGAGCTTAATACAAAAGAAGATTAAAGCTATAGACCCTGAGTTTTACGAAATAATCAAGGAAAGATGAGCAAGATAGAATATAGAGTTTGCGCTAAGATTACGCAACGTGCTGCGTTAGGTAAAAAGAAATATGGTACTACGATGGAGCGTGACGATTTAACGCCCTTAGATTGGCTTAAACACGCTCAGGAAGAAGCAATGGACTTGGCTGTGTACCTTGAGAAGTTAATACAAGAATTAGAGGAAATAGAAAAAGGAGCTAAATAGCTCCCTTTCTCTTTTTATGTTACGATCCACACGCTTCGCAATCGTCATCGTCAATGCCACACGTTTCGGGTTGGTCCTGGTCGGTTAAGTCGACTATCCAACTATCCCAAGTTTTTCTAGCAACATCTTCGTTGCGTTTCTTTTCTTCAAGGTCTTTTATATCTTCCATTTTGTTATTTCTTTTTTTCGTTTATCCATTCTATTGGAATTAATTTATCAGCCCACTTAATGTTATTCTTATCGCACCATTTAGAGTAGGTCGTCTTACTTCCTTTAAACAACTTGTTTGTGTGTCGTTGAAAGACCATACGAATATCCTTGTCGGGATGCTGTGCTATAACTAACAGCATTTTCTTCCTATCTGCGGTGCTAAAACGACCTTTTAACTCTAAGATGATACCATTTGGTAAAATAACGTCAGGAGTATATTTACGTTGTTCGGAAACCACGTAGTGCAAATTAACAGTTTCATACTCAAATGATACATTCTGCTCGTCAAGTTTACCGCACACAACCTTTTCATAGTTACTCCTGAATCTGTGGATTGTTTTCTTCATAAGTCTTTTTGTTGTGGCACGAGTGACAAAGCGATTGTATGTTGTTATGGCTTAGTTTAGCTCCTCCTTGTTTGATTGGTTTAATGTGATCGACTACATCAGCAGGTACAACTTTACCTTCCTCTTCACAATGTAAGCACAAAGGGTTCTGATTTATCCACCAACCTCTAAGTCTACGCCAAGGTGCTTGACGATAAAACGAAGTGTCACCACCCCAAGACTTATTCTTGTCTACGGGCTTAACTCTTCCTCGACCTTTAGGTAATGTAGGCATCTGTTAAACTATAATTAATTCAAGTCCGTTTCCTTCGGTTGCTTCCAGTAACTCATTGAGAGTTCGCTTTGATGAAGTAATATCCAATAAGGAATCCCCGTTGACCTGTCCAAAGCTAGAGCCAACAAGAATACACCCTCTTGTGTCGGTATTATAGTTTCCTTGATGAATAAGTATGTATCTTCGATTTCGAACATTATGCAATATAAGATGTTTTTTGTACTTATCTGAGGTTCTGTGAGAAACTTTATACACACCCTTAGGAACACAACTCACGTTAGTTTCATTAGCCTTCCAAGGCAGTTCCAATGTCTTACACTCAAAAACTTTTTCAAGCCCCTTAAACAGCGTTAAATAACCTAAAGTTTGTTTACCGTCATCGTCAAGTCTAGTGAGTATCGCTTTCATAATTATGGGTTTTGCGGGTTTTGCGGGTAATTAACTTTTACCTTTTAATCTTTTCTATTGACCTACCTGCAAAGTAAGCAGCGTAAACAGTTATAAGTAAAGTTTGATATATTGGCTTGTAAGCATCGTCTATATTAAAGCTACCTATGTTGCCATCAAGAAAAGAAAGTAACACTAAGATAAGTGTAAGAAAAATAAGCACCAAAGGTCGAATGTTCTTAGACAACCAATTATCCGCTTTCATATCCGCTTCCCACCTACGACTAACTTGCTCTTGAGCGTCTGACTCAGCTTTAACTAGCAAATCTTTCATCGCTTGTTTAGCAAGTAACTTCTCTTCCTTAGATGTACTTAAGTTGTCTAGGATTTCACCGACCGACTTAATTACATTACCACCAAGTATA